GCACATTTCACCCTTGACAGTTACTTTAGTGTGTGGTGCAATGATTAGTTTCTGGGAAACTACATCATTCCACATATAAGTAAGGGTATTTTGTTGTACTGTTTGAGTTCTACCAAACCCCAACCAATCACCCCAATAGATGTTATCAGTCCTAGGCAAATACTTTAGACAATAGTATAAGATCTCTGCTACTTCTTCTTGATGCCCAAAATGCACATCAATGTCTTCTGTGGTATAACAAAGGCGAATCTTTTTCTTGTTAAATGCTGCTTTGGTGCAAACAAAAAATTGTCCATTGTTTGGATTTGTACCCCATACAAGTGACATGCCATCCATTTTCATGCTGATATTGGCATCAACATACAATGCAGAAATGGCATCCAAGTTACCAATCAGAATCTCATCTTCAGGATGTTCAATGTGTGTTTGAGTCATTTGATTGGTGTTCATACTATAGTGGACTTTTAGAGGTAACTAATAATCTATTTGAATAATGGTGTTACAGTGTGACGCTTACAATCACGATTTCCAACATACTTATCAACCCAATTTACCAATCTATTATTCTGTGCCACAATGCCCTTATGTGTTGTTGGTTTGGTGGGCATTGTTCTTTGGAATTCTTCTATAGTTCCATCTCTATATTCAATCCTGATGTTATATGTTGCTGTTG